TGGAATTCCGTTTGGATAAAAAGGTGATATAGGTAATGGGTGAAAAGCACTGGATCTTACGAAAGTTGAAGGTACACTTGTTGCTGTTGTCATATAACCTGGTATCTGTTTTATGGGTGAGTAGGTTTGAAAACCTAATCTGGATTCATCATTTAATCCGATGAATGGGATAATTGTAACTGGAACGAAAACGTCCCCGTCTTGATGTGCTTCGTAATTAATATAAATTACTCCAAAATCATTTTCTACGTCTGGTGCATTGGGTGTTGGAAAAGAATACCATTTGCTTGCATTTCCTACATAATTAAAAATGTTCATATTTGGAATGGCCATTTCTAAAATAAGAGAAGTACTCCCGCCTTTATATGGTCTTGAAAGATCTTGCATTTCTATCTGTGGTGATGTAAATGATTTAACACTAGGTGTAAAAGTTGTTTGAACAGTAAAATCTAATATTGAATTAGCATCTAATGGAATGTTGTTTGACATTGGTTTAATTGTAGGATAATCTCCATTAACAGTATACATGCTAGGTGGCACGTATATTGCTGATGCTGAACTAACTCCAGAAATTTTAAATTTGACTTTAAAACCACCAGATAAACCTAAATATAAACTTGTTAAAAGCCCAAAAGTGTCCGCTTCTCCAAAATTAGTATATAAGGAATGCAAATCAAAAGCCGCAACGTTCTTAAAACCTGTGGGTTGGTAAGTAACTGTAGCCTGTGGGTGCATTATTCTTACATAATCTCTAATTGATGTGTTAGGGCGAAAGGACATTAATGGATTTTCATCTATTGGGGTCATCTGATTCAAAATTGGTTCTTGACAACTAGGGGTAACTAATGTATTAACACACTGGGCATCTCCACTCTCGGGTGAAAAGGTTTCAATTGGCTTTGGTTCATCTTCCGTAATCGTTAAAATTTTACTTTTGTCATACAACAACTGGTCACCCTCTCTCAATACTGGACCTACTTTCACATTACACTTTTCATTTACTCCAGAACCTATACAATTGTGAGTCTTAAAATTTAAACCTCGCAAATAATGTACGGTTTTTCCCGTTATAAATGAAACGTCCTCCCATGTGTCTCCTAACTCAACCAAAAACTTATCGGGTTTGCTTCTTCTAAAATCAATTTTTCTTTTCTCTAATGGGGATTGATCGCTTTCTTTCTTGGTTAAAATCCTACCTGTATGACCACCATCTACTACTTCGTATATTCCCTTCTCTTCTCCATAAAAATTCGGTACTCCTGGGTAGGTTGGTGCTGTTCCTGGTGTTATATAAATTTGATCTATTCCATAACCGCTAAACTCTAAATCTGGACCACCAGAAATGTAAACATTAAAAGTTACAGATAATGGTACATTCGAATTATAAGTCAGTGGTTGTACCAAATAACCATATACCATACCATGATTAATGATATTAAGTACATAGTCCTTAGTACATTCTAACTGTCTTAAATTCGAATTGTATGGCAAATCTATAGTTTGTATTTGTCCTCCTGCTGAAAATTCTAAAGTATCTGTGTTTAAATTATGAATGTTATTATATTGTGGAACAACGGCTGAAACTGCGTTAACAGGCCCGTCCGTCATAGCGTAATTTTTCAAAATAATAATCTTACAAAAATGAAAATTAGTACAAACTGATTGAATGTGTAATTTCAAACCACCTCTCCAAGCTCTAGAGCACTCATAAATCGTTCTTAGCCCAGAACAAAAATTAACTGCTCCGTTGCCAGAGTTGTCTACACTGGCTTCCACCATGGGTGTTATGGGATAGGCAAACAAATTCTTACCTGCTACATCAGTTGAAGAAATGTGAAACTTTCCTACAAAAACAGGCTTAGAAGTAATAAACTTCAAATCCATTTCATCTTGTTTTGTTCTAAAATAATAATCATCACAAATTCTGCTAAATTTGCCATGATTATCCATTACTTCATAAAAACTAGGTTGATCTACATTATTTTGAAAATTTCTAAAAGTAACAATATTTCTATGATCTATAACTGCACTATTTGGGTTATGAAATCCTGTTAAAGTTTTAATAACTCCTCTACCATAATCAATAATATCACCAGTAACAGCTTTCAAACCAGATGCGGCATCATCCAATATTTGAGTTGGCATCCTCCACAAATTTGTTAAAAAACTTTCTGGTTTAAACTCTATAGGGCGAACATCATCAGACATTTTTCTATCTCCACAAACGCATTTGGACTCTATTCTACCTTTTGATTTAAAACCAAAAAGTTCTAAACCACACTGTGCTTGCCACTGCATTTGGCCTACTTTTGGTACATAAAACTGTGCATCTCTAAAAATATTGTGTACAGAAATGGATATAGAAGTTGCTGAACCTGAACCAACTGTCAGGGCGTCCATAACATAAAATACTAAATCAAAAACATCAGAACCAAATACAGATGTACTCATATAATAATTATTTTTGGAAGAATTAGCTTCATTGGTTCTATACAAAGTACTAGGGGTATACATAGGACACTCTAAACAAACTGAAGTTGACTCTGTTGCGTTTAAAAACACATGTGGTGCTGACAAGATTTGGTTAGGATTAAGGATCTTTGGACTACCATGTGGTATTGCCGCAATTAACATTAAACCTTGATGCATAGGAGTACCAGACACTTGTAACATGCAACACATTCTTGCTTGATAGAATGTTGATGAAGTAAAAGGTACTTTAGCTAAAGGATTAGACATTATTGATGATGGAAATGGTAATCTCCAATGTTCTGTGAAACTAGGAACAGTGGTATCCCAATTAATCGTTGTTACTAAAAAGGGTTTATCTAATATTTGATCATAATTCATCTTATACTCTGGTGAAACATGGGTTACTCTAGGTAAAGTTGTATAAATGGACGGTATTTGTATTACCTCCTTCGTCCTTAAGGAGGTTTTGTAATTGTCATAATTATCTTCAATGGCAGTAAAGTAATTAGTTTATACTCAAAATATTAAATTATTACTATATTTAATAGATGGAGTTGCCCTATAAATAAAATTGCTACAAGTTCCCTGATAAAGGGCTTATCATTAAAAGGTTACAGTAAACAAAGTTGATTTTAATTTGATCACTCAAAATTAATTTTAGTTGAAATTAATAAACAATTGCATTTTACTTGTGCACACAAGATGGTTTTATGTTCCATAAACAAAATAAATAACTAATAAAATAAACTAAGAAACTACTAATAAATCATAAGCTTTTGCATAAAAATCATCATAAACACCTCCTTTATATAGCTCTATTAAATACTTCTCTGTTAGTAGAGTAAAAGGAATGTTTCTGATGAAACATGCTTCTTTTAATACATTAATATCTCTTTCATATAAATCGTAATGTAAAAAAATTTCTCTTTGAAAAGCGTTTATCTTATCTCGCAAAACTAAATCTAAATCGTCCTTTGATTTGTCTATCCAGGATAAAGTGCTATAAACTGTTCTCAAGTCCAGTGGACAAGTAATCTGATTCAAGTGTGGATGGAAACGAAAATATCTTTTTAAGAAGGTTAACTCGCTTATGTCTTGAAAGGGAGTTACTATCTTACCCTTCATAGAATCTGTCATCTCCATACCCAAAGAATTAAAAAACTTCTCCATTGTGTTTGCATTCAAAAAACTTTCATACTTTACATCTATACATCTATTTAATCTATCATCTCCGTAGACCGGATCTGATAGGTGCTCATGAAACTTAAGATAATTTGGTGTGTAACCATGTGATTTCATCTCTCGAAAATACCACATTGTTGTATATACTCTATTTACTAAACTATTAAAAATTGCTGTTAACCAGCAACCTGATGGTAATGAATGTGTTAATCCATGAATCGTCATTAACTACAACTATATTATATGCTATATTTAA